CCCTTTTGTTCCTCAACCATAGCTTCGTATTGCTCTAGGGTCATTCCATACTTTCTTTTAAGTTTGGACTTTTGCCTAGATATTTGATTCTTTTCCTTGTTATCCTTTTTCCATTGATTTGAGGCTTCGTTGGAGCAAATCTTACAAACGCTTCTTTGTTTATAAAATTCAGATAAGGGCTTTTCTTCTTTGCAAGTCGAGCAACATTTCATAAAAGTTATCCATTGTTTTTTACCATTTCGAGGGCCACTTCTTTTACTTCTGCGACCCTACGGCTCCAACCTTTGCCGAATACAGGAAATGACTTTAATTGGGACAAAAACTCTAATCTCTTAGCGCAAAGCAATTCAATTAATTTAACTGGATCAGATGACTCTTTTTTGACTAATGCAGAAGTAATACTGCCGTATCCACCATCAGGAGTAGCCCCAACACACGACTGTAAAAGCTTAATGGCGCGCCCAACACCTGAGTTAACAGCGATGTCAAAAACAGCATAGTCAAGACCAGATATAAGCTCATCAGCGTGGCAAGCATCAAAGTATTTCCTTTTATAAAGTGGACCCACCATTAAAGGTGTTAAGTTACGCACTTCTTTTTCAGATACAGGATGACCCACCCATTCTTCCCAGGTTCTAATGGTCACTCCAAGATTTGTCATGCCGCCATTATCTCGACTGTCATTAACAAAGCCCCCTTCATGTTGAAGTAAAAGCCCTAAACAAAGTTCAAAGTTATTTATCATTTTTTAAGGTTAGCCATAATGCGAGTGCCGAACAAGAATCCAAAGGCTATATTAGCGGCCTCAATGCCAATTCTTTGTATTTCAGGGGCTACTGGTAGGAATAATGTGCCTATGCCTACAACAATCACAAATAATGCTCCTAGATAGCGACTAGATGCTCTTAAATCAACTACCCATTGACTAGGTTGTCCATAAGGATTGTCAAGTTTTGCAATGGCTTCTAGCTTTGCTATTTCATTTTGGTCTAGCTTTATTTGGTCATCAACATTTAAAGGTTTTACTCCACCAGTAAACATCCCAATGAGGCTTTTTATGCCATCAATTCCTACTGGAACTAATGCACCAATTATGGTTTCTAATATCATTTCCAATGGTCTTTAAAGAACTCAATGCCGTACATTATTGCGCCAATTAGGGCGGTACTCATTAGACCAATAAAGGTCTTTTCAATAACGGCTTTTCTAAATGCGGCTCTTTTGGCCTCTGCCTCGATTGCCAATCGAACCCATTTAACTTCATCATCGGAAAGAGGATGTTGCTCTACGGCTTCTGAAATTACTTCTTTAAGAAGTATTACAAGTTCTTCTCTATCAAGTTGATTTAAAGCCATAGATACCCCAGATAAATTAATTATTAATTGGTCTTATATTATCTGGGTAAATGCTAGATGAATTTTATCACTTCTTCTGGTTTTAGAAAATAGTCTGGATTATGTTCAGTAAAGTCCCACCAAAGGAATTGATTGGGGGTTAGGTTGTCGCGACTTTTTAATAGATTAGTATTCTCTGGATGGCCAAAGATTAGTGGGTCTGATACAGACCATAATACTATCCCTGGCTTGCCTTCTGACCATGCTAGGTGCTGAAAGAAGCTATCTACTGAAATCCAAGTACGACAATCTTTAATTAACTGCCTTAATTCAATAATTGGTAAATTCATACGAAAATCATCAACAAGCTGTTCTTCACCATCTACACCTATTTGAACAATATGTATAGATTTATCAATTAAATAAATAAGTTCTTTCCAATATGCATAATTTTTTGGATTTTGTTTGCCATTGATTAATGCTTTGGCATAAGGATGAATAATAATCATAAATACAGTTTCCTAAAGGCATCCTGTAATGATCCTGTCCATTTCCATTGATCCATCTTGCCATAGATATTATATTGGTCAATATTGCCAAACAAGGCTTGTGCCTCTGCAATTGATCTACAAGGTATTACATCAGGGTAGCATCCGAATACGACAGGATTAGGTATATCAGATAGGATACTATTGAACACAATATGATCGCCAAGCCCACAGTTAAGAACAACAATAGTTCTATCAGAAAGACCCACAATATTATTAAAAATAGCTTCATCGTGCTCATACATTTCTTTCCTAGTTTCAGAACGAATCCCCCCTTCTGGATTCTTCATGTGCAAAGATTCTGCATGAGGAGCCGCTAATATCTTATACCCATTTTGGTATAAACCATAAGTGAAAAGAGTTTCTTCTCTATGGGCTACTCTTGATAATCCAAGGTTATAGTCATGTACCCCAGCGCGATATAAAAATGAACAATGCAAATGGTCAACTTCTTTTATCTTTTCTATATGGTTCCATTGAATATTGGGTTCTGAACAAATATTATTAATTTTTCCAGTAACATTAGAGGTATCAAATAAATTGGGTGGCGTTAAGATTGCCCCTCCAACTGCGCCTACATTATCTATTTCAGTTGCATAACTTTTAAGATTTTGCAATACATTAGGCTCTGGAATGCAATCATCATCACACCGCCATACCCAATCATATCCCATCCTATTGGCTTGCTGATGAATATGATGCTGTCCCTTTTTCTCAGCAAATAGCCATTCCCATTTGACACCCTTTATATCTAACATTTGAAAGAAATACTGGTAAATCATTTCATTTCGCATATCCTTCGGTTCATCATTGTCATCAAATATGACCAGCTTATCTGGCAATGTAGTTTGATTAATAATGGCCTGAAGCACCAAGGGTAGGGTAGTAAAGTATCGCCCCCTAGTAGCGACTGAGCATAGAACCTTATTCATTTGTCCAGCGGCAAATCATTAAATTGCAAGGGTTTTCAGGTGTAATGTCTTGTGGCACATCTGAAATTTGGCCTAATTCATTAATGTAATTAAACTCAAAGTCAGGAAAGTGTCTTTCATTAAGGCCATGCAATTTATGATGTGGACCCCAAAAACCAGGTGGTTCATTCATTGGTACTGTAATCAATAGCCGTTTGCAATGCTTCTTGAACCTTTCAACAATCTCTAAACCATTATCCAAGTGCTCAATTACTTCAAAGGCTACGATAGTATCGTACTGACCCATTTCATATTGATTAATGTCGGCATTAACAAATTTGTTACTAATACCATTCCAGCCTTGTTCTTTGGCCACTTCAATAATAATAGGATCGTAATCTAATCCAGTATATTCAATGTCATCTGGAAAGAACTGCCTACCATAACCATCTGAACAACCCAGTTCAAATACTTTGTTACCTAATAGATTGTTTGCCGCCCACTCATAGCGAGTAACTTCCCTTGGATAGACTGTATCGCCTTTAAGGAATACGGCTCTTTCCCAGTAGTTAGATAATCTCCAGCGATACCATTCAAAGTTATATTTTTTGGCCAATTTAAGGGAGTTTTGTAAGAAGATTTTGTCCCAACCTTGAACTAGATTGGTATCGTGAACTGTGCCTTCGCCTTTATGATAGATGGGGAAACCGCCTGTGTATTGGCTACCATCCCACAGCTTCTCAAATACCTCTAATACTTTAAATCCAGCTAATTCTGCCTCAATGCAAAACTCAGTATCTTCTCCGCCACCAACACCATATTCTTGATTTAATAATCCAATCTTGTCAAAGACTTTTCTGTGGATCATCACACAAAAGAATACAGCAAAGTATTTATTGGCTGGTTCAGAATGACCTTTAATAATGCAAGATATTCCGCAGTCAGGGTCAGCAAATGGTTTATCTAATATGTCTAACCATTGGTTATAACTTTGTTCTAACAAAACTGTATCGTTATTTAAAAGAATAATATGGTCGGTTGTAGCAACCTTTATACCTTCATTAGTAGCTTTTGAGTAACCTAACGCTTCATCACTCCAAACCACTTTAAGATTCGGGATAGCAGTCTTTAAGTATTCTAAATAAGCTTTAGAGTTGTCTTTGCACCCATTAGCCGACACAACCAATTCTATATTGGTCATGTCGGAGTATTTGATTATGGAATCTATACAGGGTTTGAGGTATTTTTCGCAATGGTTATATGTTGGTATTACTATCGTATATTTCATCTTGTCGTATATCCCTTTTTATTCCTCAATATATTTAATTGGTGGTTGAGCACTATGCTGTAATGCGGCCATTAAAACTTGCTGACCTACTTCATTATTCTTAACCATTTCATTTCGAAATGATTCAACGGCTGATGCGGTACTATGTTGTTGTCTGCCATTTTCCATAAGCATTACTGGAATCCAAGTGATAGCACAACCCCAATCTTCCAGGTGTTCGCCAGTATTGGGATGCGTACCAAGCACTTTCATAAACCAGCCACAATCCATTTGTTTGCATGGTTCAAAATTATTTAATGGGCAAGTTGCTTTTGGGTCTATTTTCATATCTTATCCTTTTATATTTTAGTTTTTACTACATATAATAATATCAATATACTGCACATTTAATGTAACTGCACCCATTGAATGAGTATGTGAACCTCCACCGCCAGCCGCCCCAGTTGTGGACCCACCAAACCAAGTCTGAGAGCCGTCAGAGTTAAACCAAGAAGTAATACTACCAGTTGCTCCAGTTTCGCTATGCGCGTGACTAGGCATTTGCCCTTCTGAAAGCGTAGTTGCGCCTATTGTTGGGGTTTGATTAGTAAATACAGTTGAATAAGCAGTTGTACCGCCTGTTCCACCGCCAGTAGTAGATACAACACGAATACCTTTATCGTTTTGCGTGGTTACTTGTGTCCAACCAGTAGGTGCGGCGGCTTGATAAAACAATATTACTGTACCCGCTGGAATTGGGTTTGATGCGGCAGAGCCTGAAAATCCAGAAAATCCACTTATTCCACTTCCAGAATAACCAGAAATTCCAGAGCCTGAGTATCCTGATATACCAGACCATCCACTAAAACCTGATGTTCCATTAGTGCCGTTAGTGCCAGAATAACCTGAAATTCCAGAAAATCCACTAAAACCTGATGTTCCATTAGTGCCGTTAGTGCCAGAATAACCTGAAATTCCAGAAAATCCACTAAAACCTGATGTTCCATTAGTGCCGTTAGTTCCACTATAACCAGATACT